TCATTTTTTTTACTTTTTTTGGGTTTTTTCGGGTTTTTTTGCTTTACAAACGTAAAATTTTCCTGTATATTTAGTATATAAATGATAAACAAAGGAGAAAACACTATGAAAGTTAAAGAATGGGCTTATGATGAAGCCGAAAAAGCTATTGATGTAATAGCAACAAAAGTTGTAAAAGGTCTAATTGATCTTAAACAAGCTGTTAAAGAAGTTGGTAACGTTGCTAACTTAGAATTACTTGGTATCTATGATGAAATGGATGCTGAAGAATACTTAGGTTACGCAATCGAAGATTTGAGTAAGTAATATGACTACTTTTTTTGGTATATTAACTATATTATCTGCTATATTTGCCGTTGGCTCTATAGAAGATTGTGGTGGCGCTTGTATGGGTAATGAAAATTGGACAGCATTTTTTATTTGCTTGACAATTATGATTATTTCTGCTATAATGACTATATTAACTATGATGAAAAAAGGACAATAACTATGATAACTGTAAAACCTGCTGAAAATATCGAACAAGGTATTAAAAACTTAATTGAAGCTTCTAATGAAGATTATAAACGTGATGGCTATGGCACTGAGTCTATGGTCAATGAATTTGTAAACGGTTGGACTGTTGTAAACGGTAAAAAATTTATTAAAATTTGTGAAAGAAATAGTGTTCACTCTTTTATCGTTAAAGAAGATATGTTCACACCAGGCGGACAACCTAGATTTAAAAAAGGTGATGTCTTAAAACCTGCTTCTTGGAGAGCACCTGCTCTTAATCGAGCTAGAGGTAACGTATTAGAAGGTAACTATCCAATGAAATGGACAGGACCTTTATATTTAAGATAGGAGATATTATGAATAGAAGAAAAAAAGTTTTTGAGAGAATAGTCAATCCTCTTTTATCAAAATATTTAACAGATCCTTGGGGCAAAGAAGTTTCTATTGCCAAAGGCATTCCGATAAAATATCTTAAATATTTTAAAGAAGTCAGTAATAATAAAAATGCTATGAATATCAGATACCGATATAGAGGTACATCAAAGCCAGGTTATCGTAGAGATCCTAGTTATGTACTAATGGGTTGGGCTGATACTTTTGCTATATACGAGAGATGAAAATAGATCAAATATTAAAATGGGTGGCAACAGGATTTCTTATTGTCGGTGCCGCCCTTAATTCTTTAAACATTTATCCTTATGGTCCTATTGTTAATCTATTGGGCGGTTTCACTTGGTTAATTGTTTCTATAATGTGGAAAGAAGCCGCCCTTATAACAACAAATGTTGTATTAGCAACTGTAACAATTATCGGATTAGTTTACACTTATATTCATTAAATAAGCAGGCGTAGTTCAATGGTAGAACGTCTGTTTGTGGAATAGAAGACGATTGTTCGATTCAATCCGCCTGTACCAAAATTTTGAGATTAAGTGAGGAGTGAGTTATGTGTGGAGGAACTCACTCCTCGTAAAGAGAGATAAACTCTCTTTGTGGTGTGGTATAGTTATTTATACAACTTTTACCAGTTGTTTGTGGATTTTCTAATTATATGTCCCAACACTTTGCCTTTATTAGCACCGTGTTTAACAACATAACCAGATGTACCTTCTCCATTTATATCAACTTCTTTTCTAGCTCCAAACAATACTTTTACTTTTTCCAATAAAGAATGTTCTTTACTTCTAGCTTTAAATAAATGGGTAAATCTACTTGTCATACACCCTCCTTTAAATTTAAGTTAGGTGCGTTCCTTCGGCTAATGCCTACTTCCGTCCTTTTAGGATGAACGATATAATTATTTATACAAGATATGTGTTTTGTTATGGTCTGATATGTAACCAAGGCATAGTATATGCCGTTACTAAATGAATGGTGCCGTGTACAAGTTTCCACTCACATTCCATCCACTCACACTCATAAGTGTATTCTTGGAAGTTACCTGCGTTTAAGTATTTTAAATCCATAAATTACTAAATCTATTAAAATTAATATTATCATAACAATTAAATATTCGTTAAGTAAATTTGAACCAAGATATTTATTCGCACTATCCCTACCCATACTAGCAGCCAAAAGTATTATCAAAAAATACGGTATAAAAAGATATTTAAATATTTTGTATATAAACATATTATTGTATAATAAGATAGATACCACTGTCTGTGGTTAATTTTTTAGAAGTAAAATAACAAAACTTCATATGATCTTCAAACTTTTTTGGTTTCATTAAGAAACTGTACATATAAGACATTAAGTTAGCAAATCTATCTTGTGTTAACTTATTGCCTTTTTCAAATAGTTTAATAGCTTGATTATAGTTTTCTATGGTATTGGAAAGCCTTGAATATTTTTCAAACATTTCTTTTAACTCTTTTTTAGCCGTTACATAATCAGATGTTGGCACAGCACCAGAACGCAAATTATAATTGTGTTTATCTCTCACTTCAGCAGTATAAACTTTGGCATCTACGGCACCTGTTTGAAATCCAGCACTGATAAAACGTCCTTCTAAGGAAACGTTTAATGTCGTAGCACTGGCTTTAAACCCACAACGTATCGCAAAACCTGATTTTGTAATGACAATAAAGTTATTATAGGAATCAGATAAATCAATACGATCAAATTTTAAATCTAAATCTAATTTTTGTTTCATTAAATTACTTGGATCAACAATAGAAGATTTAGCTCTTGGCTGTAAAACTTGTTTTAATGAAACAGGTATTATATCTCTTTTGTTAAAGGCGTCTGTTAAACGACTATTTAAATCAGATGCCGATTTTGATTCTAATAACGGTTTCATATTAAAATTCTTTTGTATCATCCATACGTCAGCAGGATTCCAGTTATCACTTAGTTTGCCTGTTAACTTTCGAGCAACCGTATATAAGTCTTTAGTTCGTGGACCACCTTGTCTTTCGTAATCATAACCTTTTTTACGTACATATTTTTTTAACTCAACTAATTGTTTATAAGCACTATCGTAATAGACACTATCATAGTTATTCACCGTACCACGTATTTGTTTATCTACTAATTTAATTAAATCATCTTCTTTATATTTTTTATTGGTTTCAACAGCAGCCTTAAACACTTCTAAAGAAAACGTTTCTTTAATTTCTGTAAGTAAATTTGTGTTTGATTTAGCATTGGTAGAAAAATGATTAAACAATCCATTGATGGAAGTTTCAGATCCTTCAATTAATAATTTACGATTGGCTTTGTCTATTAAGTAAATAGATTTATTACCTTTAGCTATTTCTATATATTTTTGATGTTTGGGTGTTTTCTTTAACGTAATTTTAAATTTATCTTTACCAGGCATATAACCCATTTGACGAAACCTAGTCGCCATTACACCAGATAGTTTGTCTTTTAAAACAAGTTGGTGACCTTCGCCATATTTTGGATTATCTACAATTGATGCCATATCTCTCTCTTACAATATATTTATGGTAATGTCAAGTAAAAACACAACTGTTGTGTCGGAATAACAATTGATTTTTCTAGCCAATCTGATTAAATAGTAGTGTGAAAAGAACAAGGAGAATACAATGATACGAATCACAAACACCGCCATTTCTCACTGGCTTAAAATAGGAGATAAACTAGGTCGTCTTTTTAAAACTGAAGACAAAGACGAAGGTTTAAAACAGTTCTGTAAATCAGAATACAAAAACGACTGGTATCACGCCTACATCACTTATAAAGTCGATGGTCGTTTTCCACGTATTGTCAACGTTAGATAATTAGTTACTTATTGATAGTTCGCCAAAAGTTAAGAATAGGATTTTCACTATCCTGATTCTTAACTTCTTTTGGCATTTCCGCATATACGATAATTAGAAACACCAGAAAAGTAATAATACTTCCCAGCAATAGGAGTAATACTCCACTAGCTACGTCCATAGTTGAAATATTTAGAGTTTCTTAGAATTACGAATCGCCCGATTTTTTCCCAAATAGTAATAATATATGACTACTTTTTTGTTGACTTATTGCCAGCAATCTATAGAGTAATAATTATGAAATACACTATCAATGACAAAAATAAGTATCACTGGCGAATCAACTACAGACGCCACGAAACAACACATTTTGCCTATTCAATGATTGGCAAGATTACACCAAAAGAAGCTGTTGGTTATCTTAATCGTATGAGAGATACCTACCAATTTTCTGACATCGCTTTAATGGCGTATGATAGAGAAATCGACTCTTACTTTATGCTTGCTGATTACGTGAAACTACCAGATTTAAGAGAGTGGTCACAATGTTAAATTACGATCAGTGGGTTGTAGAAGAATGGAAAGAGTGGGGATCCAATAGTGATCTGTTTATTGACTTTTATGACTTTATGAGTCATAGTTTAAATAAGATGTTGTACCAGTGGTATGTAGCTACTCAAAAGATTGCTGGTGCTGGTACCTAGGAGCATCCGTCAGCGTTCTACATACGTATATATACAAACCAGGATTTCTACAACCGTCTTTTTAGACGTAAAAAATATCCAGAAAAATTTTCCCCTATAAAGATACTACAACTGTACCGAGTATATTAAAGGGCCGTTGTATTAGGGAAAGATGTTATTACATTTATAGATTAGAATTACCGCTGGCTTTATAATAGCCCGTTTCGGTCTAAGGATTTAGGTCGATTGTAGCGCCTCGATGAACAACGGCACCTGTGGTATTACTTGTCTTATTACCTTCAACGGTTTCACTAATATTACCTTCTACTAAGACATTCATATTGCCATTGACTTTAAGGTTGTAATCGCCACCGCTATTGACGTTGACATTACCAGAAACCGTTACTAAATTGACATCGCCACTGTCCACTTGTATATTTACATTGGCACCACTGCCTATTTGTATGGTATAATCATTACCTTCTACATTATCTTTGTTTATGTATATCTTATGACGGCCATTGATAGATATATCTGAGTCGCCTTCTATAAGGGTCTTGTTTGCGCCAGCGGTCAACGTATAGTGACTTCCTTTAATAATATTGACTTGATTACCACTGGCGTCTATTTCGTAGCCAGTTCCTGTTTTATGTCGTTGGTGTATTCGTTCGGAGTTTGGTGTATCGTCAAATTCTTGTAAATGGCCACTTTCACTTTCAAACACTTTGTTATAAGGATAGGTTGTATTGTATGGTATTTCTGGCTGATTCCACGTATCGCCATCATCACCGTCTATATTAGTGCCATCGGCTGCTGTAATAGGATTAAAATCTGCGGTGGCCACGCCTGTAATTCTTGTGGATCTACGTAAAGTCAACGATAAATGAGGATTGATTTCTTCGCCATTTTCTTTTAAATTCACGGCTAAACGATTGGTGTCCACCTCGTCTTTGTACTTAGGATAGACGCCGTTAGGATCATAAAAGCCTTTAGAAGTATTGGCCAACTCAATAGGACTGCCAGGCACACTGCCTACAATCATAGGTTGTTGCCCCATTTCAGCATCTCTAAAATAACCAAACACCCAACTGCCTTCGACCAACGCCGACGGTGACTGACCAAGTCCAGAGATACCAGCACTAGACACTGGCAATATCACTTGTGCCCACGGTAAATCAGCTGTAGGTAGTTTTTCTTTGTCGTCTGTATGAAAGCCAACGGCTCTTACACGAACTCTGCCTAAGTATTCAGGATCATTTCTATCTTCCACAACGCCGTAA